AGTGCCCGAACCAGACCGAAGAATCCCTGCGTGTTCACCAGCCGTTGACAGGGTGAACGGCACGAGTGAACGCCGCAGAAGTTTCCGTCCGTGAACAAGCCCGCCACGAAGGCGTCAGCCCGTCGCTAATCCATCGCTGGCGCAAGCGAGGGATGCCCGCCGACTTGGAGGGGGGAAGCCTGTGGCGCCAGCGCAACGCCGCCCGTGGCGGCAGTCGCCCCGCTGCGGCGCCCGTTGCCGCGCCGAGGGTGGAGACGCCACCCGCGCCGACCCCAGCCCCCGAGGCGCCAGAAGAGCCCGAAGACCCGGACGCCACCAAGCAGGCCGTTGAGCTTGCCGAGCGCCCGGAGGAAATCGTCATCGGGGAACGCTCCTGCCAAGAAACGCTCAAGGCGCTGCGGTCATCGCGCCAGTATTGCCAAAGCCGCATTGCCGCCTGCCACAAGCGCGGAGACGAAGCGATGGCCCGCCAGTGGGTGCAGACCCTTAATAACATCGTCTCCCGCCAAGCCGCGATGGAAGACCGCCTGCGCGACATCTTGGAGCGAGACGCCAAGACCATGAGAGTGGAAGCCGCCGAGCGCACCTACCGCCAAGTCTTCAGCGACCTTCGGCAAAAGCTCTTGGCCGCGCCCGCCGCTCTTGCCGCGCAACTTAACCCGAACGACCCGATCCATGCCCAGGGGATCATGGAGAATTGGGTGCGCCTGCTTTTCAAAGAAACTCATGAAGGACAACGACAAGAAAATTGAACAAGTCGCCACGGCATCGCTGGTGCCGTATGCGAAGAACGCCAAGAAACACGACGCCGCGCAAGTTGCCGCCATCGCTGGAAGCATCCGCGAGTTTGGCTTTAACAACCCTGTGCTGATCGACGGCGACAACGGCATCATTGCCGGGCACGGGCGCGTGCTGGCCGCGCACCAACTTGGCCTTGATGCGGTGCCGTGCTTGCGCCTGACGCACTTGAGCGACACGCAAAAGCGCGCTTACATCTTGGCCGACAATCGGCTGGCCGAACTTGGCGGCGGATGGGATGCTGAGATGCTTGCCGCCGAGCTTGATGCGCTATCGGCAGACGGGATTACGATGGAGGAGATCGGCTTTGATGCCGACGCTCTGGAAGAGTTAGGCGCGGGGCTTGATGACGAAGGCAACCCCGAAGCGGACGCCGAGCCCCAGATCAACAAGGCCGAAGAACTCCGCGCCAAGTGGGGCGTCGAGACGGGGCAGCTTTGGGAGCTTGGGGAGCATCGGTTGCTGTGCGGGGATAGCACGAAGAAGGAGGATGTGGATCGGGCGATGGGCGGGGATAAGATTCAAGCAATGGTCACCGACCCGCCGTATGGAACGGCGTCCGAAAACAAAGCGCAGATACGCAGCGGCGGAATAAAAACTTTTAACATTGGCTGGGACAAAACCGCTCCGCTCGGTTGGATTCCGTTAACGCTTGCTCACCTACACGAAGGAGCAGCAATCGTTTGTTTTTGGGACAACAAAGAAATTACAACACTTTGGAATGAGCTTGAAAAACACGGATACAACCCGCTTCAGACAATTTATTGGAAAAAACCAACAGCACCACAACCAAGAAAAAACTTTTGCAGTTGCATTAAGTCTGCTGTCTTTGCGCGCAATTCTGGAAAAGTTTTGTGTTGGAACGGCGGCGGAGCGACGCCTAATTGCTTTGATGTAAATCGCGCTGCTGGGCACGAAAGAGTCGCTCACGAAACGCAAAAGCCGCTTTCTTTGTTTATTGAGCTTATCGAGCTAATAACAACAAGCGGGTTTGTTTTATACGAACCCTTCAGCGGCAGCGGCACAACCATCATCGCCTGCGAGCAACTTGGCCGCAAATGCCGCGCCATCGAAATCTCGCCCGCCTATGTCGCCGTGGCTCTGCAACGCTGGGCCGATGCCACGGGCAAGACGCCGAAGCTGGTGGCATGACGCTGACGCAGCAACTCGACCGCAGCCTGCGCGATGTCTTCGCGCCTGTGGACACACGCCAAGTCTGGCAATGGGCCGAGGACGAGATTGTCCTGTCCCGCCGTCAGACTGAGACGCCGGGGCCGTATTCTACCTTGCTCACGCCCTACGTCCGCGAGCCGTTGGAGTGCTTCAGCGATCCGCGAGTGAGTGACCTTGCCCTGTGTTTTGGGTCGCAGACGAGCAAAACCACGGTGCTGATGATCGGCACCGCTTGGCGCATGGTCAACAACCCGTCGCCGACAATCTGGGTCATGCCGACCGAACACCTTGCCCGCAGCTTTAGCGAGAACCGCTGGCAACCGATGGTCGATGATTGCCGCCGCCTGGCATCATTGAAGCCGTCCAACTTCAACAAATGGAAGGCGCTGGAAATGTTTTTCCGAGATGCCACGCTAACGATGGTCGGGTCGAACTCGCCCGCGTCTTTGGCCTCGCGCCCTGCGGGGCTCCTCATCATGGACGAGACGGACAAGTTTGCCCTGCCGACCGCGCGCGAGGCCGGGGCCGTGGCCTTGGCCGAGAACCGCACCAAGAGCTACACCAACGCTCTGCGGGTAAAGGCCAGCACGCCCACCACGGGAGAAGGCGAAATCTGGCAGGCATTTACCGCTGGCGATATGCGGTATTACTTCGTGCCGTGTCCGCATTGCGGAACCATGCAGCGGCTTGTGTGGCCACGTGTGCGGTGGGCCGAGGAAGCGCGCAAAGAAAGCGGCGGGTGGAATTTGGAGATGGTCAAAGAGACAGCCTACTACGTCTGCGAATCGTGCGAGCAGCCGATCAATAGCGGGCACAAAACCAAAATGCTGCGCGAAGGCGAATGGCGACCGACCAACCCCACGGCGTCGTCAGGGCGCAGAAGCTACCACCTCAACAGCCTGTATGCGCCTTGGAAGTCTTGCAACTTTGGCGAGCTTGCCGCGCAGTTCCTCACGGCCAAGTCAGGGCTGATTGGCTTGCAGGACTTTATTAATGGGGCGCTATCTGAACCTTGGGAGGAGCAGGCGACCGACGAATCCCGCCCGCTTACCGTTGGCGAATACAACCTCCGCGCCGAGCCTGAAGAAGGCACCGCCCGCATCATGGCCGTAGACGTGCAGCAAGATTGCTTCTACTTCGCCTGCCGCGCCTTTGCCAAAGACGGCAGCAGCAAGCTCGTGGACGAAGGCCGACTCACCACATGGGCCGACTTGGAATTTAAGGTGCAGGAACTTGGCCTCGACCAGCAGCGCAACATCGGCGGAACGATGGCAAAGCTCGTGGTGGTGGACTCAGGTTTCCGCACCGACGAGGTGCTGGATGTCTGTCTCCGCAATCGCTACATCCCAGCCAAGGGCGAAGACCGCGCGGACGGCTACGGTGTGAAATTCGGCAAGACGCTCCGCAAGGCCATCTCCGTTCTCAAGCCGTATCGTCGCGGCTACTTCCTCATGCTGTTCTCGTCGCCCGCCGCGCAGGATGTGCTTGAATGGCTGCGCGGCGGCAAAGGCCCGGCGTGGACGGTGGCCGCAGATGCCTCCGAGGAATACAAGGCGCACCTGGATTCGCACCGCAAGGTGGTCAAACGCTCTCCGCTCACAGGCCGCGAAAACTACATCTGGAAGCAAGTCGGGCGCCGTCCTGACCATATGCTGGATTGCGAACTGATGATTCTGGCGCTGGCCGAATACGGCAACATCATCAAGCCGAAGCTGGACGAGCCCGCCGATTGACACCGCTGCGCGTGAGCAATGTCGCCACGCTCCTTTGTTTTTTCAGTCTGGGTAGCCAACAACAAAGACGCGACAAAGACGGTCGCGGCCCTTGAGGCTATCGCCTCCAACAACTTCACCGTCGCCAAGGAGGGCGGGCGCGTCCTCGTCAGCGCCAGCATGGGGGGCAAGAGCTACTCCTATTCGCTCCCGCCCGACCAGACCGCAGGCACCGTTGCGGATCTGGCGTTCTATTGCTGGAAAGAGATTAAGGATCTCAGCGCCGCCAACTTGGAACTCTGGCTGACACGCAAGACCAGCAAGACCGCGATCATGGCCTTTAACTACCCGCTCGTATGAAACTCGCCGACCGCTGGAAACTTGTGACCCGCGCCTTCAGCCCGAAGGCGCAGAGCTACGATGCCGCGCGGCCTTCGATTCAGCGCCGATTCCCTTACAACGCCACCGCGACCGATAGCCACATCGACGTATCCGGCGCCGACCGCGAGCGGCTGATGAAACTTTCCCGCTGGGTGTATAACAATATGCCCTTTGTCCGTGGGCTAATTTCCGAGAAGGCCCGCTACGCCACAGGCACAGGCATCCGCCCGCAGGCCCGAAGCGGCGACGAAGCATGGGACAACGCTGCCGAAACTTTCTTTGAGCAATGGAGCCGCGTGGCCGACATCCAGGGCCGATACACTTGGCGCGAGATGCAGCGCATCGCCTCGGTTGCCATCGACCGCGACGGCGAGGTCTTCTTCCGCGCCACAGCACAAATCACCGGCTATCCCGCGTTGCAACTCATCCTTGCCCACCGCATCGGCGATGCGCGCTCCTCGATTTACGAGCCGAGCAACCCGACCGCCCGCGAAGGCGCGCAGAACATCATCGACGGCGTGGTGGTCAATCCGCAGCTACGCCCGATCTTCTACCGCCATCTGGTCGGCGATGGCGTTGATCCGGCCCAGCGTTTTGAGGACATCCCGGCACAGCAACTCATCCACGTCGGCGAGGCCAGCCAGGGCGACGAGTTGCGCTACGTCACGCCGCTCGCCCCGTCCATCAACCACCTCCGCGATGTGTCGGACGCCATCAGCTTTGAGAAGATGGCGCTCAAAATTTCCTCCTACATCGCCCTCGCCATCAAGTCGAGCAACCCGCAGGGGGCCGACTTCTTTGGCGAATCCACCGCCAGCGTCAACGCGCAGGACAACAGCGAAGTCACCGTCGAATCCCTCGGCAACGCAGGCGGCGCCATCCCCCGCCTCGGCATGGGCGAGGATCTAATCTCGTGGACATCGAATCGCCCGACACAAAACTTCCGCGACTTCTGCGACCTTCTCCTCCGCGAAGTCTGCCTCAATATCGGCGTCCCCTGGGAATTTGCCGCACGTCCCGCCGATGCCGGCGGTGCCGCCCTGCGCGCCGTGTTGGTTCGCGCGCAACGCACCTTTGAGCAGCGCCAAGCCTTGCTCATCGACCGCCTGTGCTCCCGCGTCTGGGCGCACGTCATCACGCTCGGTATGCAACGCGGCCTCATCCCGCAGAACGAAAATTGGTGGCGCGTCGAATGGCAACGCCCGGCGGCTGCGTCCGTGGACTACGGACGCGAAGCGCAAGCCAACCTCAACGATGTCCGCGCCGGCCTCCGCACTTACTCTGAGGACTACTCCGAGCGCGGCCTTGAGTGGAAAGACCAACTCCGCCAGCGCGCCGTCGAGGCCAAGTATCTGGCCGACTTGTCCGCAGAGTTTGGCATCAGCGCCGACAGCATCGCCACGTTCAATCCCAACCCTGCACCGCCGACAAACAGCGGCAGCGCATTGACACCGCAGCAAGCGCAATGAGTCGCCATTGGTATGCAATTCAACAGACCGAAGACGGCGAAGCCGAAGTGTCCATTTATGATGAGATCGGTTTTGGTGGCGTCACCGCAAAATCCTTTCTCGCAGAACTCAAAAAACTTTCCGGCCAGCGTGTTCACCTCCGCATCAATTCTGTCGGCGGTTCAGTTGTTGAAGGAGCCGCAATCTACAACGCGCTACGTCGGCACAAAGGCGGCTTAGTCGTTCACATTGATGCACTTGCAGCCTCGATGGCCTCGGTCATCGCTATGGCTGGCGACGAGACGCTGATTGCCGACAACGCGCTCGTGATGATCCACAACCCGTGGGGCATGACGATGGGCGATGCCGACGAACTCCGCAAAGAAGCCGACATCCTCGACAAGCTCAAGGCCACCCTGGTCAACGCTTACGTCCGCAAGACCGGGATGGAAGCCGAGCAAGTCGCGCAAATGATGGATGACGAAACGTGGCTCGATGCCACCGAAGCCGTGGCCCTCGGTTTTGCCGACGCCATCGAAGACGGCATCGAAGCCGCCGCCTCTATCACCCCCCAAGCCGCCCGCGCGCGCTTTGACACTTTCCAAAACTCTATGGCCCGCAAAACGACCAAAACCATCAAAGCCGAAGAAGCTGCTCCCGCCGAAGTTGTCGCGGAGCCCATTGTCGAAGCCCCCGTCGCAGACGAGGCGGTTGACACTTCCTCGGAAGATAACATGAACGCCGAACTTCAAGCGAAGGTTGACGCCCTCCAGGCTGATCTTGACGCGAAGAACTCCGCCGAAGCCGCGCAGGCGCAAGCCAGCGAGGACATCGCCAAGGAGCTTGAAACCCTCAAAGCCGAAGTCGAGCGCCTGACCGCCGAGTCGGCCAGCAAGGACGAGGAGATCACCGCGCTGCTCGCGGCCTCCAAAAGTGCTGGCGAACAGGCTGCGGCAATCGTCGCTTCTGTTGGCCTTGAGCCCGTGGTTATGCAGCCTGCCGAGCAGGAACTGACGCCCGCCCAAATCTTCAACAATCTTTCTGGCGCCGAAGCCGTCGAATACTACCGCAACAACAAGCGGGAGATCATGGCCTCCGTCTACTAATCTTATGGCAACAATCAATAGTTCCCTAAACGACAAGCTCATCGCGCAAGCCGCGCTTGAGTCTTTTACCGCTGACCTCGAGCCGCTCTCGATTTTCACCACCTCGTATTCCAACGAAGTCGTGCGTCGTGGCGCGTCCGTCGAAGTTCCGCTCATCGCAAACCTCACCGCGACCACCTTCGCTGACTCATACGAGGCAGACGGCGGCACGATGAACAAGGTCACGATCAACGTGGACACCCACCGCATCGTCACCGTTTCGCTGTCCGACACCGAGTATTCCAAATCCTCGGCTGCGGAGATCACGAAGTTCGCCACCCAGCAGGGCAAAGCCCTCGCGCAGTCGGTGCTGACTTCCTTCTACAACCTCTTCGTCACCACGGCTGGCAGCGCCGCGCAATTCAGCGCCACGCTCACCAACCTCTCAGCCTTCACGATCACCAACGCCCGCGCCCTCCGCAAAGCGTTGAGCGACGAGAAAGCCCCGTTGACCGACCGCGC